ATCTGGAACGTGAGAAGGTAACGAAAGTCCGGACTGCCATGCTGACGAAGTATCCGGAGAATAAAGAAGTCCGGGGTATTATGAAGCTGGTAAACCGGCAGAAGGATAAGAACAACGGTTTCAAGCTGACATACGAAGCGGAGCTGACTGACCGAACAGAGCAGGAAACATTGAAAGAATGGTTAAGGAGGGAAAGACAGTGGCAGAAGAGCAGAAAGCAAAATATGAAATAATTTATGACATGGGTACGGAGCTGTACATTGCGAAGGTGCAGTTAGCCGACCTTAAGGAGCAGGACATCAATGCCAGGATAATGAAAAATGAGATGCAGGACCAGCTCACAGCGAACATCAAGAACAGAGGGCAGTTGGAGAGCTTGCCGTT